ACAAATGGGAAATAGTAGAGTTCCCCGCAATCATGCCATCAGGTAAACCTGTCTGGCCTGAATATTGGAAGCTCGAGGACCTTGAAGCTGTGAAAGCATCTGCAGGTGTAAACAAATGGAATGCACAGTATATGCAAAACCCAACCTCGGACGAAGGAGCTTTGATCAAACGAGAGTGGTGGCGAGATTGGGAAAGCGATGAGATGCCAATACTAGATCACGTTATACAATCTTACGATACTGCATTCTTAAAAAAACAAACTGCCGATTATTCTGCAATCACTACGTGGGGTGTGTTTAGAGAAGATGAAGACTCACCACAATCAATTATATTAATTGATTCTTTAAAAGGTAGATTTGAATTTCCAGAATTGAAAAGAATTGCTATGGAGCAATATCAATATTGGAAACCAGAAACAGTTTTAATTGAAGCTAAAGCTGCAGGACTGCCATTGATCTTTGAGTTAAGACGTATGGGAATTCCTGTTGCAGACTTTACACCGAATCGTGGAAATGATAAACATGCAAGAGTTAACTCAGTTGCACCTCTATTTGAATCTGGTAGAATCTTTGCTCCTAAAAATAGAGAATTTGCACAGGAAGTAATTGAAGAGTGTGCTGCGTTTCCGTACGGTGAACATGATGACTTGGTTGACTCCACTACCCAAGCGATCATGAGATTCAGAGATGGTGGACTAATCTCTCATCCAGATGACTTTAAGGATGAGCCTATAACTAAGAAAAGGTACTCATATTATTGGTAATGACATTCGTATTTAAACATCCTAAGTATTACAAAAAACTAACAACCACAGTTCCTCCTAAATCAGGACCACAATCAGAAGGCTTGAATATTGATTACAATACTGTTAAAGAGGTAAGATTGGAGAAAAAGTATGGCAATAGACAAAAGCCTGCCAAACAAAAAGGTTGAAATACCTGGGCAGCAAGAACAGATTGAAGAGCAAATAGAAATTAGAGAAGAGTTGCCTGATCCAGGTGACACGGAAATTACACCTACAGAAGATGGTGGTGTAGAAATTAATTTTGAACCGGGAGCATTTAGCCAAGAGCAAGGCGAAAGCCACTTTGACAATTTAGCTGAGTTACTACCGGAGGAAACATTAAATCCTCTTGGTTCAGAATTAGTACAAAATTATACAGACTACAAAGCTTCAAGAAAAGATTGGGAAGATACTTACGCAAAAGGTTTAGATCTTTTAGGATTTAAGTATGAACAAAAAACAGAACCGTTCCAAGGTGCAAGTGGTGCCACACACCCTGTGCTTGCTGAAGCGGTTACACAATTTCAAGCATTGGCATTTAAAGAATTGTTACCTGCAAATGGCCCTGTAAGAACTCAAACTGTTGGAGCACCGACTCCACAAAAGAATGACCAAGCAAACAGAGTTAAAGAATTCATGAACTATCAACTCATGGATGTGATGAAAGAGTACGAACCAGAGTTTGATCAAATGCTTTTTTATCTCCCTCTTAGCGGTTCTGCATTCAAGAAAGTTTATTACGATGATCTTTTAGGCAGAACCGTTTCTAAATTTGTACCGGCAGATGATTTGATCGTGCCATACAATGCAACTTCATTAGAAGATGCAGAGGCCGTGATCCATCGTCTGAAGATCTCGGAGAATGAACTAAGGAAACAACAAGTAGGTGGTTTCTACAGAGACATAGAATTACCAAAACCATATTCACAAGAAACAGAAGTTGAGAAAAAAGAAAGAATGTTGGAAGGCACAAAAAGAACTTTCAACGAAGATGTTTACACGTTACTAGAATTTCATGTCAATCTAGATTTAGAAGGGTTCGAGGACCGTGGACCTGATGGTGCTGAGACAGGAATCAAACTTCCATACATTGTAACCGTTGAAGAAGGTTCAAGAGAAATATTATCAATTAGAAGAAACTACGAAGTAGCAGACCCTAAGAAACAAAAGATTCCATACTTTGTACATTTTAAATTTTTACCTGGTTTAGGTTTTTACGGATTTGGTTTGATCCACATGATCGGTGGATTATCAAGAACAGCGACATCAGCTTTGAGATCATTGCTTGATGCAGGAACATTATCAAACTTACCTGCAGGATTTAAAATGCGTGGTATTAGAATTAGAGATGATGCTCAATCCATACAGCCAGGAGAATTTAGAGACGTAGACGCACCGGGTGGAAATATCCGTGATTCATTTATGACATTACCATTCAAGGAGCCGTCTGCAACTCTGTTACAACTTATGGGTGTCGTGGTTTCAGCTGGTCAGCGTTTCGCATCTATCGCTGATTTACAGATAGGAGAGGGTAATCAACAAGCGGCAGTGGGCACGACAGTAGCGCTGTTGGAACGTGGATCGAGAACAATGTCAGCGATCCACAAAAGAATTTATGCTGCACTTAAAAATGAATTTAAGTTGATGGCAAGAGTGTTTAAATTATACCTACCTCAAGAATACCCTTACGATGTCGTGGGTGGTCAGAGAATGATCAAACAACAAGACTTCGATGACAAAGTTGACATCATTCCAGTTGCAGATCCAAATATCTTTTCTCAATCCCAAAGAATATCTATTGCCCAAACGGAGCTGCAGCTGGCAACATCAAACCCACAACTTCATAATATGTATCAAGCGTACAGAAATATGTACGAAGCTTTAGGTGTAAAAAACATTGACAGCATCTTGAAGACACCACAAAGACCTATGCCAATGGATCCTGCGGTAGAACATATACAAGCTTTAGGTGGTCAACCGTTCCAAGCATTCAAAGGACAAGATCATCAAGCTCATATTACTGCTCACTTAAATTTTATGGCAACGAACATGGCAAGAAATAATCCTCCAGTGATGGCATCACTGCAGAAAAACATTTTTGAGCACATATCGTTGATGTCGTTAGAGCAAGTTGAAATGGAATTCCAAAGAGAAATTTTACAACTACAACAAATGCAACAAAATCCACAGATGATGCAAGATCCACGAGCCCAACAACAGGTTATGGAATTAAATATGAAGATAGAATCTAGAAAAGCTGTCTTGATTGCAGAAATGATGGAAGAATTTATGAAGGAAGAGAAAAAATTACTTGGTGATTTTGGAAATGACCCTCTTGCTAAACTAAGAGCCAGAGAATTAGACATCAGATCACAAGAAAATGCTCGTAAAAAAGATGAATCAGACAGAAGATTTGATTTAGACAAGATGAGAGCGATGATGAATCAACAAAATACTGATGAAAAACTAGATCAGAACGAAGAATTAGCTCAATTAAGAGCTGATACATCAATTGAAAAAACAATTTTGAGTAAAACCTTACCAAATGCAGATCAATTGATGCCAAAAGTTGACATTATAAGAAAAGAAAACTAATTTAACTAAACATAAGGAGAAAAAATGGAAAAATTAGATAAAATCATGGACATCCAGACTCCAAAAGAGAAAACTGAGATAGATCCAAGATCTAAAACTACTGCAGACAAAGCTTATAACCTTATCGCTACTGGTGAAGAGGTTACTGTTAGAGGAACTAAGCGAATGTTAGCTGAAAAATCTAAAAAAGCTAAGTGGATATAAAAAATTATGTGGTTTAGTGCTCTTAAATTAGGGTTAAATGCTGCAACGCACATCTATAAGAAAAAACAAGAAACAAAGATGGCGATGGCAGACGCTCAACACATGCATGCCTCTAAGATGGCTAAAGGTGAGAGCGAATACCAAGGCAAATTATTAGAAGCTCGTCAATCGGACTGGAAAGACGAGTTCGTTTTGCTCGTATTAACGGCGCCAATTTTGGTGATCGCTTGGGGGGTCTTCAGCGACGATCCCGGTGCAGCAGATAAGATAAAAATGTTCTTTGAGCAGTTCCAACAGCTACCTTCCTGGTTCACAAATCTCTGGATCCTTGTCGTAGCTTCGATTTATGGTATAAAGGGTACACAAATATTTAAGGGAGGAAAAAAATAATGAGACAGTTTTATAAAAAAGGAAACAAAGTAAAGCCAAAGAAAAAAATGGCGAAAAGAAAAATGTATGCAACAGGTACACAAGCGAAAAATTTTTCAAAGTTACCTGAAGCAGTGCAAATGAAAATAGATAAAAAATTAGCGAAGAAGGTTTAACATGGCAAAACTATGTCCAAGAGGTAAAGCTGCAGCAAAGCGTAAGTTTAAGGTATATCCCAGTGCATACGCTAACATGTACGCTTCAGCTGTGTGTTCAGGTAAAGTAACACCTGGTGGAAAAAAGAAAAAAAGAAAAAAAATGGCTGATGGTGGAGTCGTTGACATGACTATGATGATGGAGGTGTAATTATGGCAGGTGCAATTAAAACAAAAGGTGGTGTATCAGAATACGATGCAGCTAAATCAGCTTTAGAAAAAGCAAAAAATATTAAAGAACGAGGTGAAATAAAAAAAGGTCTTAAACATCATCCACTTAATCCAATGAGAATAGCCGCTGATAGTAAAGAAACTAATTTACCATTTGGACCTTATGAAAGTAATTTAAAAAAAGTAAAAGATAAATACAAAGATAAATTTCCTGATTTAGTTAAAAATTACAGATCAGGTGGTAGAGTTTGTAAAATAGCTAAAAGAGGAAAAGGAAAAGCCTACGGAAAGAATTCATAATGGCTGAAAAAGGTTTACGAGCATGGGTAAAGGAAAATTGGGTCGATATTGCGAACAAGCGAAAAGATGGCTCATA